GAGTGTTTTAGGTGCGCGTTTTAATAACGGAACAGGCACAACTGAATTCCCTCAGACGTTTACACTTTCAGACACCAATGGCAATTGGATTTGGAGAGTCGAGTTGTGCGAAACGGCATTAGAAAGGCCATATGATTTTGCCACAAAAGAAAGCACCGCCACCAATCTTTTTCCAACTACAAGCGAATTGAAAGAAGGCCTAGATATTCAGTTTCTAATGGCTACAGTGGCAGGTGATGCTTTAGAGGTGCCAACAAATATTACTATTAACTACTTTGCCAGCCAATGCCAAATCAGAGTATACGCAGAGAATGGTTTATGGTATTGGAGAGGCACAGGACGCACAGATCCAACTTTACTAGAAGCGCCATATGAAGTATATAGTGATGTACTTGAGAAAGAACTTGAATTCACTGATTTTATTAATAACACTATAAGCCGCTCAGATTGGAAAGTTTCGACTTCCATTTATGGGAAAGAACTACAGTGGCGAAATTGGGCTAAGAAGTTCAATATGAACATGGGAACAGCTTCATTTAGTTCATACCTTGGTGAAGAAGTTATGTTTGATCTTGAAAAGAAAGAGACACCAGACCATACGCTTACAGCTAACCAGGTGGAACTAAAAGCAGACCTTCAAGAAATAAATTACACCTTCACTGACCGCATGGATCTCTACAATGAGTTCATTATTAAATTCCGCAAAAACCCTGCGAATGGTCAATTCTTAAATATCCTATCAATTAATGAAAATGAAATTCAATCAACAGATGCACTTGAATTCTTCAGTGGTGATGCGCCTGGCCTTAGAAGTCGTTGTGCTAGTGCTTCTTCTTCTTTGGGCCTACTCGATGGAGAAAAGAAACAATTCATATTTGAAGCCGATGCCGTTAGAAACCAAAGAACAGCCGAGCAGCTTTTACAGCACTTTGTGCGATGGCACACAAGTACAAAGGCCATCGTTAAGGTTAGTGGAATACTCTCGGAAACCTATGACTGGGAATTAGGTGAGCAGGTGGTGCTTGGAAATATCCAAGGGCTGCCACAAAAACTACTCGATGCGCAGTACATTATTACAGGAAAAACCATTAATCCAAACTTAAATGGCCAAGGTCCTTCAATAAGTTTTACATTTACTGAAGTAATTGCATAAAAACCCCTTGACAAGTTTTGTCAATAAGGATAATTTTTGAATAGATGATTAATTTTATCATAGAGCAAGAAGCGATTTCATCGAACGACAAGATTTATGGAGTCAACAAAAGAGGTTCCAGGTTCTTGTATAAGAAGATGCGCGACCAGCTTGAGAATAGAGTTATTTGTCTTATGCGTGGGCGTGGCGATGAACAAGAACGTAAAGCCCTCAAGATAGTACGACATTGGGGACCGAAGAAAAGGGCATTTGATGAAGCAAATCTTGTGGGTGGGTTTAAAATTCTCGTTGATGCTATTGTACGCAGTGGCCATCTTTGTGATGATAATCCACAGTTTTTTAAGGGTTATTATTTCCAAAAGAAGTCCACAACAGGATTTGGGTGGATAGAAGTGAGAGAGTTGAGTCCATACGAAGAACTTCAGACCGCTTGTGAGAAGATGGCTGAAAGCATGGAGGTACGCGGAGAAACATTAATGAAGGCTGCTTTAGAAGCAAATTTGATTAAAACATAAAAACCATTAAAAAGGATAATTTAAATGGAAATAATTACTAAGAGGGTGGTAAAGCCTCCTAGAGTTGTCTTATACGCTCCAGAGGGAGTTGGCAAAACAACATTTGGAACAACAGTCGAGGCGCCGTTGTTTATTTGCACCGAACGTGGAACAGATAACTTTGAAGTGCCACGCGTAAACTGCAAATCATGGGGTGAGGTGAAGGAAGTGTTAAACTACTTAGCCACCGAGAAGCATGAGTTCAGATCATTGGTTATCGATACACTTGATTGGCTAGAGGCATTACTAATTGATGACATCCGCAAAACAGAGAATAAGAAGTCAATTGAAGACTTTGGTTTTGGTAAAGGCTTTGTGAAGCTTGAAGAAGCCTCAAGAAACTTTGTCAAAGGCCTTGATTATCTTATTGATCATGGAATTGCAGTTTACTTATTGGCCCACGCTAAGATTGAAAAATTCAACGATCCAGAACTAGCAGACCCACTAGACCGATGGCAAATGAAGTGCCACAAAAGAACCACTGCTATTTACAAAGAGTGGGCTGATGCAGTGCTATTTGGAAACCATGACCGCCAAGTAGTAGATGGGAAAGCAGTGGGTGGCTATAGCAGAAAAGTATGGGGAACGCATACAGCTGCACGCGATGCCAAAAATAGGTATGGAATACCAGATGGCATTGAACTAGATTTTAAACAATTACAACCATATTTCACAGGAGAAAAATAATGGAACAAGTAGGACAAAATTTCGGATGGGATCAGACAATTACCAACGAATGGGTGCAAGGCAACGCAGGGGGACAAAAAGAGAAGCGTGAGATCCAAGACCCAGGTAACTATGAACTGACCATCTCAAAGGTTGAGAAGAAGACTGTAAAGAAACAAGGTAATTATACAGGGGCGCCGATGGCTTCCATTGAACTTGTGATTGGTGGAACCACAGTTTATGAGAATATCATTCTGAACACTGATTTCAAAACAAAGATTGCCAACTTTTTGAAGGCTGTTTTTGGCGCCGAGAATCCACCGCAGGGTTTTTGGGATCAATTAGTTGGCCGCCAGGTGAAGGTTGAGTTGATCAAGTACAAAGATCGTTTTACTAATTCAAATGGTGAAGAAATTGAGTTAGATAAGAATGGAATCAAGCGTTTCCTTGATAAAACCATTGAACACAAGATGGGACCATTTGACCAATCTGAGGTGAAGCCAATGCAGCAACGTCAATCAGCAGTACCAGACTTTGGTGGAAGCGCAACTGGCAATAGTGCACAACAAGCACCAGCAATTAATAACGACCTGCCATTCTAAATGGCTTGCCCTACAATGTGTTTGGGTGTTTACATTGTAGGGCATATTTGTGAACGAGTGGCGGAATTGGTATACGCTATATGCTAGTAAAAATATGAACGCATATAATTGGCTGTGGTAAACCTTTGAAAACAAGTCAGCACAAAAATCCAAATGCAGGTTCAAATCCTGCCTCGTTCAATAATTCAACTGTTCGGAAAATCCGAACAGTTCAAAGAATTAACATGGCAGAAGACGTTTAAAACTTGAGACCCTTTAAATTAACTTAAGCCATGTGATAGCGTTAGGTCTGGTGGCTCAACTAACTGAACAGGTTCGATTCCTGTCTATCGTTTAAAAACAACATATATTTTTAAAAGAGTGTAGCAACTCATTGAAATTATCCAATAGGTCAGTTTTCTGTTAAATAAACAGGGTTCTTTTGCTACACTCCCCTGTTTAGCCTATTTGGAGGTATTATGTCGAAAAGATTTATATATAAAACTACTAATCTGGTAAATGGTAAGATATATATAGGGCAACATATTGGAACTAAGCCTTCCTATATTGGATCTGGAATGTTATTAAAAGCTGCTATAAAAAAATATGGTCGCGAAAATTTTAAAAGAGAAATAATAGAATATTGTGATAATGTAGACCAAGCAAATGAAAGAGAAATCATTTGGATTGCTAGGTATGATTCTACAAATCGCAATATAGGCTACAATATAGAGCGAGGTGGCGGAGGTGTGTCAGACAAACAAATAGAAAATTTGAAAGGTAACTTTAGGCCAGAACACATAAAAAAAAGAATTAGTGATAGTTTAAAAGGGATAAAAAGAGCGCCGAGAACCAAAGAACATACCGCTAAAATCTATGAATCAAGAAAAAAGAACGGAACTCTTAAGCTTTCTGAAGAACACAAGAAAAAATTAAAAAAAGCCAGTACTGGTAGAAAACGCACTAAAGAAACAATAGAAAAAATGAAGAAAATTCAAAATGATCCAGAATATAAGAAAAAGATTAGTAAGGCTTCTCGGGGGAGAAAGCACACTAATCAAGTAAAGAAAAAAATGAGCGAATATTGGAAAAAAAGAAAAGGTGAGTCTGCTTATCCGGTAATTCAGTTAGATCTGAATTATAAATACATAAGAGAATATAGTTGTGCGGCAGATGCTGAGAAAGATGGATTTTTTAAATCATCTATCTATGACTGTTGTAATAACAAGCAATCAGTCCATAAATCTTTTAAGTGGATTTATCTAAAAGATTTTACTAAAGAAAAAATTAACATTAAAATTGAAAATGATAAAAACAAGGAAAAAGAAAAAGCAGTTGTTAAATTAGATGAAAAAAACAATGTAGTAAAAATATATAATCGATTAATTGATGTTGAAAAAGATGGCTATAATAGAGGCCACGTAAGTAGATGCTGCAACGGAAAAGAAAAAAAACATAAAGGGTACAGGTGGGAGTTTAATAAATGAGTTATAAGCGAATTATAGATGAATATTTAAACACACATATTTTTAAGGGCGGCAGAAATAAATCTTTGTTTGTTGCAGCTGCAGCTTGCAAAGATGAAGGCTATACAATATCAGAGGCCACGCAAGCCCTTCAAAGCAAAGCGCAGTCCGATGGGCTGCCATTTGGAGAGATAAACCAAACTATCAAGAGTGCCTTCGATAGACCAGTATCTGAGGCACCACGCCTTGAAATAAATGGACGTGGAACTAACATCTCATGGGATGATGATCTTGGTGGGCTTTTGCACGCACCTAAGCGTAAAATTGAGATCTACAAGGCCGAAGTGCCACCTGCTTCAAGCAATTGGACTGAAGACCTTAAAAGGCTTCTCGAAGATGGTTTTGCACCTAATGAACAGATCCAAGTTGTAAAAGATGTGATGCACCGAGATGGAAAGTGGGTACCTGCAGGACGTGGCCAAACAATGAGCGTAGCAGCACTTCTTGAAAGACCATCGGAAGAATTCAACGCCTGGGTGGGCCACAATAACGGCGCCTTCATGCGTATTAATCCAATGGATGGACAAGGGGCCTCCGATAAGAATGTAACTAAGCACAGGCACGTTCTAGTTGAATCCGACACTTTACCCATGGAAGAACAACTTGCCATCTATAAAGAGCTACAGCTTCCTGTAAGTGGCTTAATTCACAGTGGTGGTAAATCAATACACGCATGGGTACGAGTAGAAGCAGAAAACTTAGAACAATATAAAAAGAGATGCGCATATGTTTATGAGATTCTTGAAGCGCAAGGTTTTGAGATTGACCATAGTAACAAAAATCCCTCCAGGCTATCTAGATTGGTGGGAGTACACCGAGGCGAAAATCAACAATACTTAATTAGCGGTAGAAGTGGCCAACCAGACTTCGAAACGTGGGTTCAATGGTGGGAAACCAAGGCCAACGGATTGCCCGAAATAGAATCATTTGATGCTATCATGGCCGAAGATCCCGAACTAGCACCTGTTCTTATTGATGGCATGCTACGCCAAGGGCATAAGCTTCTTATTGGTGGACCATCGAAGGCAGGCAAAACGTTCTGGCTGATTAACCTAGCACTCTCCATGGCAGAAGGAAGGCACTTCTTTGGCTTTGGCGTAAAGAAATGCCCTGTATTATTTGCAAACTTTGAGGTGGACCGAGCTTCATTCTATAACAGGGTAAAAAATGTAGGCGATGCACTTGGCATTACTGATTACTCCAATCTTGATGTATGGAACCTAAGGGGGCGGTCTGCAGGCATTGAAGAGCTTGCACCGCAGATTATTAGGAACATTAAATCAAGGAATTATGGCGCCGTAATACTTGACCCTGCTTACAAATTTATGGGTGATCGAGATGAAAATAATGCAGGCGATATTACTAACATGATGAACTATTTAGACCAGATTTCAGTTCAAACAGGCTGCTCAATTATTATTGCCTCGCACTTTTCAAAGGGAAAGCAGGGCGAGAAATCGCAAACAGATAGAATTAGTGGAAGTGGTGTTTTTGGGCGTGATCCAGATGCTATTATCACACTATCAGAGGTAAAAGATGAACCACAAGGCTACAAGATGGAAGGCACACTTCGCGAGTTTGCTGCCTTTGAACCTGTAGGGCTTCGCTTTGAATGGCCAATCCATGTCGTCGATGAAGAACTAGGCCAAGCAAAAGTGGATGGAGATACCTCAAGCAGTTTGAGTAGTAAAGATTTGCTTGATATGTTCTTCAGCATAAACGGGGGGGATCTGAGTACCGTGGTCCCCTGGAAGGAATTCCACAATAGCTTCGAACAAAGCCAGGTAAAGGTGAAAAAGAGCCTTGAGAAGATGGCGCCGTATGAAGGTTTAATACTGAGGAATGAAAGCGGATACGTTACAGTAAGAGAAGTGAATTAGAAATAATTCACTTTTTTTATTTTTTCCCTTGGTTTTTAAAAAGAGTGTATTTAATTTTGATTTAGACAATAATTGTCAATAAAGGATAAAACATGAACGAGCTACAAGAATTAATTTGCGAGCTAGAGAGAGCGCACCGCAAATGTATTAATATGATTAAGAAGCGTGATTCAAGTGGATTGCGCCAGCTTCACAAGAAGATTACCACTGACCTTCAAGTATGTTATCAAGCGCACATTTATTGGTATGGGCAAGATTTTACGGGGGAAGCATGAGCGCAGAGGCATGGATTGGTTTAGTGTTTTTAGTGAAGCTATTTGGGATCACCTATTTAATATTCAAACAAATTCAGAAGCCAACAAGAATAAACAAGATTTTAAGCCAAACAAACAGGGGGAAGAGATGAACGAACTAAAAGAATTTACAGCAGCAGAGATGAGAGGGTGTCCTCCGTTTGAAGTAAAGATTGAAACATATAGGGATTGGTTTGTAAAATCAAATGGTGAAAGTATCACTTGGTATTGTGGAGAACGCTATTATCCTTATATGGACAAAGGTGATGGATTTGGGGCTTTAATCTCAATTGAGTGCAACCCAATAGACCGAATGAACGCAATAGCAAAGCACTTGTTTGAGCTGATGCCAATCAAGAGAATTGAGCAGGTTTGTGATGGAGTTATAGTTGAAGATTACAATGATTTTAGCATTCAAATATCAATTAATCCCTTCCTACACACAGACAGAACAGAGATCACAAGAGAGGAGCTAGGGCTATGAAAGATAAATACCTTGTACAGCGATTAAATGGAGTTCAAATTATTTACAAATGGGATGGCCAAACATGGTCGAATCCACGCACAATGAGGGGAATTTAATGGCAACTCAAGTTACCGTTCGAGCAACACGCCACAAAATGAGCAGAACCTACGATAGCCTTAAAGAAGCTGCCTACGCTTTCAACTGTTCACCCAACTCAATAAAATTTGCTTCTGAGAACGCCACTTCATTCCAAGGGTGGTACTTCAAGATAATCAGAAACAATGTTAACCGCTGCGTTTCTTGTGGAGTGGAACTCAATGATACCAAAGACGATTATTGCAACAAGTGCTACTATGAAGAACTAACTGGCCGTTCTTTCATGGAATCACAAAAGATTGAATGCCGACAAGAACCCAAAATAATGTACCAAAAAGGATTTTAAATGAACCATGTAAAGGATATGACTATCGATCGCAAAATGGTAAAACAAACCATGCAGATCAACGATGTGCAATTCGCGCAGCTTATGAGAGTAAAGGGCATGGTCCCAAAGATCATTAACCTAATTAATACACTAAAGAACCAACAAAAAAAGATTAACCAACTAGAAGCAAAAGTGGTTGAGAAAGCACAAAAAATTCCCATTAAAACCAGCGTGGCAATGATTGACCCCATCACCAAAGAAACTGTTAAAGAGTTCGTTTGCATGAGTGAAGCCACCGA